TACTATGACTGCCGCTTGTTATTAGCTCCCATGCCTCTGTCATGCCTTGCCCGGAAACATAGGTGGTGGTTTTCGCGTAAAACTTTACTGGTGTTGTTGGATTAAACTTCATCATCTACCACCGCCCTCCCTTGAGCGATAAATGACAGTAAAACTGGATGGTTAATTAACTGCCCGGGATCTGTTGATTGAGCCATTTTGCAATACAGCACAACCGCTTCAACAGCCAAAGCGTCAGGGGTGGAAATATCCCACCCCGCGCCTGCAAAATATGCTGTTGCTCCGTCAATCATGCCCTGTACTTCCAGGTCTTTTGCCGGTTCGGAGTAGTACACCCCGAGCCGGTTTTTTACGTCTTCAAGCAGTGCCATACTCCGTACCTCCTTAAACTATAATATACAGGTCAATATCTTTGGCTCCGTCTGCCCCTCCATGCGGGTCATATACATTTTTCTCTAAGTCTGTAGCATCAGCTGTTACGGTTCCTTCTGTTCCTTCTACTGCCTTATTGAACAGCTTAAGAATGACTAACTCATCAGCGTAGAGTTTATAGGGTAGCCCGAATTTATCACCCCAGCCAACACTGATTTGGTCATAAGGCGCGCCAGTAGTGCCAGCGGTGGAGCTTCCCACAGTTACGCCTGATGTCCCGGCGGTAAAAGCTATCGCCAGGCTGCTATCGTTGGCAGAGGGCTCTTTTGCAGCAAGGGTGATAACTCCTTCAGCATTCGATGCTTCAAATACTGCGCTAATAATATCGTTATTATTTAATGCCTCAACCACGGCGGCAGCAACTAGAGTAACAGTCGTATGCTCTGTGCTATCCAAGGCTACAGTCACGCTTTCGCCACTGTCCTCTCCAAGCAGTGTGGTTGCGGTTACAGCAACGCTGATTTCCTCGGTATTTGTACATTCATTTGTGACTTCAATCGTTTCAGTCTGAGCCGCCGGAGAATGATCCTGGATCGGCAAGTCAATTTGAGTCACAGTCTTAAAAGCCAAGTTACCATCTTTGGCTGTAGTTCCATTTGCGGTAATTTCTTCGGTGATCACTTCACCAGCAAAGTTGGTGCCGGTGATTTTTACCACTCCATCAATCCCGGAAACATTACCGTCAATCCGGATGTTCCGGGGTACGGCGGGATTGGTTATTCCCGTTGTAATAGATTGTGCAGCAGCGCCCAGGTTCATAGCCGCATGGACACCGTCAGAACTACTTTCGACCGCATCTTCGGCATCAATATGGAAATGAGCGAGGAAAGAACGATCCAAGGCAATTCCAGGAATATCAGATCTTATCCGCTGTCCCCTTTTATGATTATATGGATACATCTTTTTATACCTCCATTCTATTAGATTGGAAGGGCTCCCAGGAAAGGGAAGCCCCTGCCCTCCTTAAACAACTTCCTTAGAAATTATCACAACACCATAAGGATCAAGCAATTTACCGTCACTAATCAGGATAGCTTTGTCAATCCATTCGTTGGTATCATGGTCGAAATACCGGAACATCATCATCTGCAGATTACTATTAACAGCATAGTTTTTCAGATTGCAGTAAATAGCAATTACATCGCCATCATCCGCATCATCATAAGGGGCAATCAGATCGTCTTCTACCAGAATAACTTCCTTGCCTCCGAAGCGTTCCTGTGTCCCATCTGCAATGCCATAATTGACTCTACCGACGGGCTGACCATTCGCATCTACCATACCATCGATATACCCTTCCCAGGTTCCGGATGCCATCAAGAAAGTAGCTCCCGCTTTATAGGCTAAAGGCATCTGGGCAAAGACTTTCCGCTTCCATTCATCCCAGGCGGTTATTTCATCCGCATTTAAAGTCACTTTATTGGCCGCAGGGACTCTAGGATCGGCTGTTATTCCCAGGCACTGTCCATTACCATCACCACTAATGATTTCTCCTTCTATGGCAATTATCATAGCTTCCCCGATAAGATCCTTAATCAAGGCTTCAAATCCATCCAAGGTCACGGTTTCAGCCAGCAGAGAAGTGCTAACTTTACATTCCAGACCATAATAGCTGAAAGATACGCTAGTATTAGCTGTGACTTTCTTCTTATCAGAAGTAGCATCCTGCCCTATCCTGGTTGCGGTGGGCTTAAGAGTCAGAATAGGAACGGTAACCCCGCCCTTGATATTTAACACCCTTATCCGGGAGAAAATCTGCCCGTAAACTTTGGCTTCCTTGATGATTTCCCGGAGGATTGTAGAAGGAATTATTGCCGATACCTCAGTTGTGGTTGTCATGGCATCCAATCTATACTCCGGTTGCATCTTGCGGAATTCTTCAGTGATCGTGCCAGTTTTACAGAACTGCATGAAAGCTGTCCTATATTCCATCGTGGCAAAAGGGTCTTTAATCTCCTGCCCACCTAGGTTTCTCTGCTCCTGCCCAGAGACACCAGCGGTTACCACTCCAGGGACTTGACCATTCACAGCCTGAGTTCTCTGGGATTGGGGCTGTGTTTCCGGCTCTTCTGGAAGAGCATCAATCATATCCTGTAAACTCCTAAGCTCCGTATTCAGGGAATCCAGCTCAGCGCCAAGTTTACGGAGTTCTTCCACGTCCTGCGATTTCTCTACCAGGGCATTTATTTCCTGCTTCCTGGTATTTTTCTTAGCCAACATATCCATTAATTTCTTTTTCATTCTCCTACACCTTACCTTTCACTTTGATTTTTAATTTCATAAGCTCCAACTCGCGCAAGCCCTCCAGCCGCTTTTCTTCGCTCTCCAGCAATTCCAAGCTCCGCGCATATATAGAAGTAGAATCGTAAAACGGGGTATCCACCACCGATACATCCCACAACTTATCAATATCATTTACATCACGTCTTGTCTCATCATCCCCAAAAGTCCAGGAATCTCCACCATCAGCCACAGTGAAAGCAAAACTCATCTTGTCAATAAGCCCCTCCTGAATTGCTTTGTAGAGATCTCTGTTGCTCTGGATGTCCAAAAGATCTGCCTGTATCTTGAGCCCCTTCTCTTCCCGGATAAGCTTTAACGATTTATTCCGGGTCCTCGCCATAATCATCACATTATCATTGTGGTTATATCGCAGAGGAACATCCCGCATATCAGTCTTATCCAAAGCCCCAGGCTTAATAGTCTCCGTAAATTTACGGCGCCCATATTGGTGAGTAGCCGGCTGATCGTACATAATAGCATATCCCTCTATTAACATCTTCTCTTCTTCATTATCCACCGCCCGGATCTCAATTAATCGGCGCTCTGGTTTTGGTTTATTCTTCATTTTTCCCATCCTCCTCCTTTACTGGCGCTCCCGCCTTACTTTTTTGATAAGCATCGACATCAGCTATATTCACATAATTCAGGCTTTGTAGCCTACGATTACCCTCCGGAAATGGGGCTATCCCAAACATTTCGTTGATTTCATTAAGCATCATAATTCCAGTTTCTTTAGCCAAATTAGCCAGATCCATTTTATCCTTCGGCGCCATATATCGGACTTTATTATAATAACATTTGATTCGATGCCCCACGTCCTGTTCTCTAGGAGTGAAACAGCATGCGGTCATCGCCTGTTCAAACTGGATTATAAAATCTTCAATAGCCGTCTGATAAAATGCACTATGCTGATCCCCGTTGTAATCCCCAGATAAGATAGCCGCGGATACTCCATAACGTTCCTGGATCACAGCTTTTAAAAACTTCAACGCCGGCTCTGAAATCTCCGGGGCTTTAATGCTTACTGGAGTGAATTCCCCACCCAGGTCAGTGGCGACCATTCCGCTACTGCTTGTAATTATGTGATCTTCAAAATCATCCCGAAGCTTACTCAACTTCTGGGCATCCGCTAAAGTCTTCGCATGATACACTCCTTTAATCTGCAAGCTGGCTTCTATGCTCTTGGGCAATCCCTGAATGGTTTTATCCAGGGCATCGATTGTCCGGAGAATATCAACATCATTTTTCTGCCCGTAATCATCCCCCCCACCGACGATCGTATTAGCTCCACGGCGCCAGCGCAAATGAAGCAAGTCATTATATGGCAAGGTAAAGCTATTACCATCCTCAAATTCTAATTTAATTTCCCATGCCTGCCCATTATTAACCCCGATATAAACAGCGCTTGGTTTGAGCGGGTAAAACGCCAGATATCTTTTAAACTGCCTTCCATTTGGTAAAGTTAAGATTTCATACT